GAGATATGCAGTTTTTAGCGAGAATGAGAGATTGGGGGCGAAAGCTAATGGACAGGACAGCAAGCGCCACGGGCATCGCCCGCGAGTATCGGACTGTGTTCGAGCTGGGGAACGTCCCGGCGTTTGAGCAGTTCTACGATTTCGGCATCTATATCTGGAAATGGGTTTACAAGGGCTTTTACAAGTCTTGGCATTTGGTGGACTGCCCGACCATTGCGAACCCGAAGGGCAAGCGCGAACTGTACCGCATGAACGCCGCGAAAGCCGTGTGCGCTGAGATGGCTGGGCTGGTATGGGGCGAAGAGTGCGAAATCAACGTCAGCATGGACGGCAGGGAAAGCACAGACGAGAACCCAGACCCGCTGAACTGCTTTGTGCAGAAGGTGCTGTGCGATAACGCTTTCAGGGAAAAGATGCAGGAGAGCATCGAACAGGGGTGCGCTTTGGGCGGCTCTGCGCTGAAGGTGTGGCGCGATATCAGGCACGACAGCAACGGAAAAGAAGTCGAAGGTACAGACAAAATCAAGATCGGATACGCGATGGCTGACCAGTTCGTGCCGATTAGCTGGGATAACGCCAAGGTGCATGAAGGCGTGTTCATTTCCCGTATTGCGAAGGGCGGCTGGTATTACACCCGGCTTGAATGGCATACGTGGGACGGCATGACGTACACGGTCAGAAACGAGCTTTACCGCGCCGCGATGCAGAAGGGCGCGAACGGTGATTCTCAGGACATCTTGGGTATCCGTGTTCCGCTGGCTGAAATGTATCCGTATCTTGACGAAGAGACAATCATTCCCGTGGGCGAAAGCCTGTTCTCTTACTGGCGCACGCCGATTGCGAATAACCTTGATGACAACAGCCCGTTGGGAATGAGCCTGTACGGGAACGCGATGGAGACGCTTCACGCGCTGGATATCTGCTATGATTCCTTCGTGCGTGAGTTCCGTTTGGGCAAGAAGAAAATCATTGTCCCGGCGCGTGCTGTGCGTCAGGTGGTAGACCCTCAGACGGGTGCGCTGTGCCGTTACTTTGACGCGAACGATGAAGCCTACGAGGCGCTTGCTTCCGATGACCCGAACGATTTGAAGATTCAGGACAACAGCGTGGAATTGAGAGTGGAAGAACACATAGCCGCTATCAACGCTTTCCTGTCCGTGCTGTGCTTACAGATCGGATTCAGCGCGTCCACGTTCAGCTTTGACCAGCACAACGGCATCAAGACCGCTACAGAGGTAGTCAGCGAGAACAGCAAGACATACAAGACCATCAAGACGCTTCAGAATCAGCTTTGCCCGGCTATCGAACATCTTGTAAAAAACATCGTTGATGTGGCTATCCTGTACGGGATGGACTACGAAGGGCAGAGCATCGAAAGCCTTGCCGCCAACGGCTATCATGTGAACATCGTGTTTGATGACGGTGTGACGCAGGACAGGCAGACGAACATCAACGAGGGCGTGATGCTGGTAGGCGCTGGGCTGTTGAGCAAGAAGACGTTCATGACGGACAAGAAGTACGGCATGGGGCTGACGCCTGAACAGGCGGACGCAGAGCTTGCACAAATCAAGGCAGAGGGAACGGGCAACAGCGTAGACGTAACAAGGCTGTTCGGCGGAATGGAGTGATTGAATGCGACCGTCATTTTTAGATAATATGTCGTATGAAATGGCGGAAGTATACGGCGCTGTTACTGACCGAATCCTGATAAACCTTGCGCGGCACTTCAAGTACATCAGGACAACAGGACAGATAACCGGGAGCTTCGAGTATCAGGCGCGGATGCTGGCACAGATGGGTCAGGTCACGAAGGAAACGACAGACATCATCCTGAAGAGCATGGGCGGCGCTGATGAAGCCCTGCGCGGCGTGCTTGAAGCCGCTATCATGGATGCGCTGAAGAACGAAGAACCAGCGCTCAGGCGCGCGGCACACAAGGGACTGTTGAACAATCCCATCGTGCCTGAAGTCTCAGCGAACCAGTTACAGGCGTTTCAGGCGTACTACAAACAGAGCGCGGACAAGCTGAACCTTGTGAACACGGTCATGCTGGAAAGCACACAGCAAGCCTATACGGCGACTGTGAGCGATGTTGTGCAAAGGATCAACCGAACGCAATCCATCCTGAACACGGGCGCTGGCGAGGTCGTGACTGGCGTTTCAAGCTGGAACACGGCAATGCACGATGCTGTCAAAAAGATGGTCAACAATGGCTTGACCGGGTTTATTGACCACGGAGGGCATAGGTGGAGTCCTGAAGCGTATGTCGCTATGGACATCCGTACCACGATGTTCAATACCGCCCGTTCTGCTGTCTGGGAACGCGCAGAGAGTTACGGCGCGGACTTCTACCAAGTCAGCAGTCACAACGGCGCTCGACCGCTGTGCTATCCGTGGCAGGGCAAGGTCATCAGTCGAAGCGGGTTTAGTGGCATGACAGAGGACTTGGACGGGAACAAAATCCGGGTATACGCTGAGAGCGAGACAACGAAGGGACAGGCGGCAGGGCTGTTCGGTATCAACTGCCGTCATTATCCGATGACGTTTATTCCCGGTTTCTCAACGCTCAAGGGACAGCCGCAAGACCCCGATGAAAATGAAAAGGCTTATGCTGAGAGTCAGGAACAGCGAGCGCTTGAGCGCAAGCTGAGAGAAGAAAAGCGTGACCTTGAGGTCATGAAAGCACAAGGTGCGTCTGAAGAAGAAATCAAGGCACAGCGCCAGCGCGTTAGACAGGCCAGCTCGAATATTGATGATTTCTGTGATGAGACTGGCAGGGCAAGACGCAGAAACAGGGAAGGAGCGCCGACACGCGCAACATGGCCTTCGGACAAAGGCGAGGTCACGCGCTACAATGGCGGCTACATCCAGACTAATCAAGTACCGCCGCCAAAGGGCGCTTTCACACAAGCGCCGAGTCTGAATGATGTCGCCCAGCAAGCGACACAGATTCAAACGCCCGTGGTACAATCAGCATTGAACCTGAAGAGCGAGCTTGCTAAGACGATCCTTCCCAACAGCGGCATTGACGCAGTACCGTTCGGGCGCTGGGAGCATACGCCGACACAGGAAGAAATCATTGCTTCGATCGGCGGCGCTGACCAGACAAGCGGCTCGTGTGCGTCTGTTGCGCTTGCGTATGCTGGCAATAAAGCCGGGTACAATGTGCATGACTACAGAGGCGGCTTGAGCCATGATTTCTTCTCTCAAAAGTCCAACACGCAGAAAATAGCCGAGTTCCCCGAAGTGAGCGGAAAAATCATCATTTCAAGGAACGAAGTCAAGTCCGCGAACGAACTGCTCAGAACGATGGAAGACGGCAAAGAGTACTGGCTGGGAACAGGCAGACATGCTTCGATTGTCCGCAAGAACGGCACGGATTATGAGTATCTTGAGCTTCAGTCAGACAACCACAACGGATGGCACTTACTCAATGATAACACATTGAGATGGCGTTTCGGATGCGTCAAACGGCGTTCGTTTGAAACGTCTTCGCGCCTGATGGACGTTGAAAAGCTGGGCAAGAGTGATGACTTCATTGAAATCCTGAAGTACATCAATACAGACGTGAACGCGCAAAGGAAGGGAACAGGCGGTGGAATCAAGTAACTATGTGTTCTATCATCAGAACGATGGTGATTCTGTTTGGTGGGTGGAATATCCCGAAATGAGAGACGGCGAGTTCCTTTTCTCATTTGACAAGCAACGAATCTATAATTTCTTTTCTGACTATCCGCAAGAGCTGACACATGAAGAAAAGACGATTTTTGACAGAGAAAACCCCGAACTGATAACCTTGAAAGGAGAATAACATGGACTGTACACATCCCGTATTGTATCACGACGCGCACGGCGCTCTGGTTTGCCATATTTGCGGCGCTGTCGTGGCTGAACCGCCCAAGGCGGTAGAATCTACCACCAAGGAAGAGAAACCCGTAGAAGCGAAGAAAACGGGCAGGAAACGCAAGACAGAATAAACAGACATCTTTAGTTGATTAAAGCGCTCGAAAGGGTGCTTTTTTCATACCATTTGCTGAGGACAATACTGTCCTTTGCAAATCCACTTCGTCCGGCGGGACGTTAAACACGCAGATTCGCCCATCGTCTAAGGGCGTAAAAGGGGGACGTAAAAATGGCAGAATTTACTCGCAAGTTTCTCATGGATCACGGTGTGCCTGAAGACCAAGTGGACGCTATCATGGCGGCACGCAATCAGACGATGAACGACACGCTTTCCGGGTATGTACCGAAAGCGGATGTTCAGAAGCAGATTGATGCGGCTATTGCGGCAGTCCCGAAGCCTGAACCCATCGACCCGAAAACCACAGACGAATACATGGCGCTTCAGCGTGAGCGCGACATGCTGAGAGCTATCGGCGGGGAGGACTTCGCAAGCGTGAAGCCCAAATTCCGCGAACAAGTATTCGGAATGCTGGACAGGGGCGAGAAAGCAAAGCCCATCAATGAGCAGTTGACCGGGATTCAGGAGAAGTACGAGGAGTTCTTCACCGTCAAGCAAGAACCGACACCGAAGCCGACTTTCGGCGCACCCACTCAGGGCAGTATG